CAACGAAGGTTCTATTTCCTGCAAACTTTAGTTCTCTTCCGAAATACTGAAGAGGGACTACACCAACAGTAGATCCCGGTAACTGAGCAGATCTACACATAAATGTAAGCTTTTGCTGTGCGTTCTCGGGGCTAGAGAATGCAGGAAAAGGCATAGACACTTCAAATAGATTAGGACGAGCGCCATCTCCTGTCATTTGCGATCTGAACTGATTTACATTAAATGCCATTTTTTGTTCTCCTGTTTATATCTATTTAGACTTGACGACCAACGATTTCATCAAAAGCCACACCAGAACGAACTGCAACAAAATTCAATTGAATGAAATTAATCGAACGAACAGGTTTAATGTAAATGTCACCAACAAATTCATTTCTATCGATTACGCCTTGAGTATTGTTTGTTTCATCACAAACAACTCTGAAGTCAGTAATACCACGACGGCCTTGTACATCTCTTAAGAATGGTTCTACTAGATTGATAAATTGCGCTCTAGTGAATTGATCGTTGAATTCGAAAAGAGAAGAACGTGCTGCTCTAGAAATTGCTTTCTCAAGAACAACGAAGAGTCTACGAACATTGATTCTGTCAAAAGCAGATGGTCTTGAAAGTAGAGTCTTGTCTCCGAATAACATTGTGCCTTCGCCTTGGAAAGTGACAACTGGATTTACACCTTTGATGTACAGATTATCTCTTTCTGCTTTAGAAGGATTCCAAGAAAGTTTTACAACATTTCTTATAATTCCTCTATTTGGTCCTGCTGGCGAGAACCAAGGATCTCTTTCCAAGTCTGTTTTTGCACAAAGTCCTGCAATATCACCGTTTAAAGGTACCCAACGGTAAACGTCATTATATTTGTCGTATTGGTATTTCCAACCAGAATCCATTACGGCATAAGATGATGAAGTAAGAGTGTTTCTGTAAGCTAAAGTATCAGTTGCTTCAAGTCCGGAATTATCAACAACATCAACTTTTTCTGGCGAACAGAAAACTAAACAATCTTTTCTAACTTCTGCGATATTGCTGATAAGATGGTTTGCAACAGTAGCATCCGCTGGTCCAGAAATAATTAGAGAAACATCGATAGAATCTGGGTTTGATACTTGATTATATGACGAAATGATGTTACCGCTAGTCACAGTTCCTAGAGCACCGTTAGCAAGAGTATCACTAACTCTTGTTGCTAAAAGTTGATAACTCGTATTAGCTGCTGATGTGCCCCATGTGTTTAAAGTTCCATTATAAAGATTCCAAACATAGCTTGATTTTTGATTTAGAACATCTTTGAAGTAATTAGATGAACCGTCTGAATTTTTAGCATCAGAAGCTTTTGAAACAAATCCAAATTTTTCTAGAACAGTATTTGCAGTTCCAGTAAATCTTCCTTTTAGATTTGAAACATAAGTCGATGTTGATGGAGCATCAGTAAATTGTGATGCGAATGTCCATCCGTTATATGTGTTTGCGTCGGCCATTTCAACACGAATAGAATTACCTAAATCTCCTGCCCACTTAGCAGCAAATCTACCGTATGTGCTTGCATTGCCTGAAAAATTATCGTAGTAATCGTCTGAATTTCGAATTAAAATGCCAGAACCAGTTGATGTTGCATTTTTAGTAGACTGAGTATTTGCCGAACGAACAACTTTAAGATTGTTTGAATATGCTAAAAAGTTAGCTGCCGAGAACCAATATTCATAGTTATTGTCATCAGGTTTCCCAAATGTGTCCGCTAAACGAACCTCATCTGTAATTGTTATAGCTTCATTGATTGGACCCCATGCAAATCTTCCTGCAATCGCACCTATTGATGTTGCAACGGATGGCACTACTGTAGTCAAATCAACTTCAGATACATTAATGCCCGGTGAAAGCTGAAATGCCATGGATTTCTCCTCTTAGTTATATGTAGAATCAAATTCTGTTAATGAGTTATTTAGTATTTTCACAGTTTTGAAGTTAAATATCCCGGAGGTAGGTCTATTTGTTTTTTCTCAGAAAACCAAACATCATTGGATTCTAAAATCATCTCTTCTTGCTGACCATCATCAACAAATCCTAACGGGAGCATTTCCTCTTCAATTTCTTTAATTCTCTTTTCATATACCAATTTCCTTAAATCTTTATCTGTCATTTCTTTGAAGTAAGGATTTGTAGTCAACCACCCAAATAATACCAATGGCATAACCAAATCATCATGATAACCTACATCTGCTGCATACGATCCTCTAGACTCAATAAATGTGGAAATCTCAGATATAATGTCTGAATCTGGTATCAATAATTTCTTTTCTTCTACCAGAGACTTAAAGTTAAAGCACCCTATTCTTTTTACTTTTTTATCTGTATTCACACCAAAAGAAGTTTTACCTGATGCTGCAAAACCACCTGAGATTCTTTGACCTCTAGAATCTCTTTGAACAAATAGAATGTTTTCGTATTCGTATTCTTGATACAGAATGTTTGCTACTTGATCTGACGTATTGACTTCAACTAAAGTATAAGCGTCGTTATATTCTTTTGCGACTCTGTATATGACCGATGGATAAAGTAGTGGCGCTATATTGTCGTCGCGATATTTTGCCACCACTTTGTAAGGAACTTCTGTGATATCTACGACCACAAAAGCCGAATAATCCCCTCCGACTCCCTGTGCCACATCTGCTACTATAGTGTATATTCTCCCCTTCTCGGCAAATTCGTAAACATCAAGACCTTCTTTTTTATAAATTGGATCTGAATAAGACATCTGTTCTATGACATCTGCCCTAATAAGAGTGAGAGCAGAACCCAAGAATTTACATAGAACTTCTTGATTGAATTTAATTTCACCGAGAACTCTTCTTTGATCTTCAGCCCATTTTTCATCTCTACCGGGAATTTTCCAATAAGGAATGAACAGAGATTTAAATCCGTTTCTATTATTCTCAGCATCATTCCAGAACTTCCAGAAATGATTATATCCAAGAGGAGTCGATGTGATAAGAATCTTTGTTGTATTACCCGCAGAAACTACAGGATAAACTGAAGTAAAAAACGCATCTGCAATATTGTTTGGAATAATGGCAGCTTCGTCAATGTAAAGTAGATTTACAGATTTTGAACGAATACCAGCAATTGTGGTAGCCGCTGTAAAAACTTTTGATCCGTTTTCTAATTCTACGTCGCCTTTATTCCATGTCTTAACACCTTGTTGCATCCATATAGGAAGATTCTCATACATTAATTGATATCTAGATAATATTTCTCTTGCGGTTTTATCTTTATTAGCAAGAATAGCAACGTTTTTACTTTCTTGAAATAAAGTATACCAAAGAATATAGGCAGCAGAAGTTGTAGTTTTTCCAGACTGTCTGGATTCCATAATGATAATTCTTCGTTCATTATGGATTAATTCTACTTTTTCTTTTTGGCAATCGTATAATTTAAATTTTTGAAGACCGTGATCTAGAGTAATAATGTAGCAATAATTATCTATAAAATAAATCGGATCTTCTGCACATTTTTGATACTCTAAAACCTGCTCTTCCGTAAACGATATGTTTACGCCTACTTTTTTTAAATTAGAATTACCTAGATATGATATTTCCATTTTAAACTTTTATACAACTCTTTAACATCCAACCATGTTTATTATGAACATCAATTCTTCCAGCCAAATAATCGGCTAAACCTTGTTTATTGTATTCGTTAGCTAATCTAAAAGAGTTGTTCAGAGATTCTAGGACTCTCTCATTATCTTCTATAAGAATCGTGATCATATTAAAGGAAGTTGGAATAGCTGTTTCACAAGATATAGAAGTTAGTTCCTTGAATCTTGTAAAAGACCCCGGAGCAAATATACCCAAAACTCTAATTTGTTCGGCTATTTCATCTGTCGATTCAAAAACATCTTTATAAAGTTTTCCAAAAAAATCGTGATAGACTAGAAAATCACTTCCAGTAACATTCCAATGAAAAAAGTTTGTCTTTAACTGAAATGCATAAGCGTCTGCTAATAATTTTTTCATACTTTCCACAAGTAATTCCATTTTTTTACCCTTTTTGTTTTAGTATTTTCATAAGCTCTGATGTAGATCCAACAAAAACTGCCTTATCAATTGACAAATTATTGTTACTTGAATTTCCGCCTTTAGTGCTTATCTGAAGATCCTTCTTTCTCTTTTGTAATTCCAAAAGATCTTTATTTAAGTCCGATATACTTTTTATCAGAGCGCCAGCAACTTCATAGGCTCTGGGATGTTCTGAATTTTTAGCTACTAATAATATTTCGTCAATCGCATCACTACCCTTTTCTATTAATTTCTTGATATTTTTACGAGCGAAATCTGTGTCAGATTCAACTGGATCAAGATTTTCAGGTACAATGATCTCAGAACCTTTCTTTTCTTCTTCTTTCATCTCTATTGGTTCTACGTTAAATAATTCGGATAGTTTTTCATTTATTTTTTTCATTGTCCATTTCCATCATAATATTCGGTTATATTTTCAGAAAATCCAAATTCATCATCGGGGTCTACACCTAATGGATCAGATTGTGTCTGAATCATTGCTATCTTATTATTCATTTCTGGATCAGTATAAAGATTTGTAAATACAGACCCATATCCACCTGTATTATTTGCTCCACCTGTTGGGCTATACATTCCAATTAGTGTGTTCGAAGTTCCACCTTTAACAGGGGGCCAAATGTATCCTTTTGCAGTAAAAGATAGATCCCAAATTATTAAACGTGTAGTCGAAAAATCGCCTTCATATTCTACCGACGAAGCGACGGAATTTAATATGACAGGCATATCATATTTCTTCCCTATCTGATTAATAAAGTCTACAGTAACGTTAAAATCAGGTGTGAAAAATGGGAGAATCTGTTCTAATATTTGCGCCCCATCTTCTGTATTTCTAACGTAAATAGAAAAAGAAAAATCAAAGTCATAAGGAACAGGTGAATACTGAGAGACTACACCTGTATTAGTTAAATTAAAATTTTGTAGAGTTGTTATCTGTTTTCTTGATG